AAACTTCACCTCCTCCGTAAGGTGTCCGGATTAGGCAAAGAGCACGTCCCCCAGTTCCCTGGGTAAATATATTATATTGTCAAAGTACATTACTTTATTGTCATTATATTTCATTAAATTTTTATAGTTATTTGGAATTCAATAAGTTCATTGTTATACCAATAATTTTTCCACATTGTGGACAAGTTCTTTGGTATAACAAAGCAGGTAATCTCGGATATTTTTTATTCCATCCATAAAAAGAATATGTTTTATGGTTGTATTGCGCGCATAAAGAACAATTACGACTTGTAGATGCACATATGGTATCTATTTTCCATGCCTGCATCTTAGGAAGGGTACGTTGTAAGGAAATATTTTTAATTTCCTGTTTGTGACCAAAGGTGTTAAATAAACCCATATATTTTCCCTCCAATAGTATAAAGCATATACTTTCAAAATATAAAAGTATTTTAATTCACGAAAGTATCATATTAAGATCTATTTTCTTTTATTTTTCACAAATTCAGCAAACTGGCGAATTTCATTCAATTCGTCTTCGGTGTATTCTTCGCCATCAAAATGAGCTGCAAGAGTGGTAGGTTCGTTTGGTTCGTCCCAACCCATTAAATAAGATGGAGAGACATCAAGAGCATTTGCGATATCTTCCAATTTGTCAACAGGCATATTTTTTATATAACCTGTTTCGTACCGTTGAAGCGTAGACTTACTAATTCCTACCTTTTCTGAAAGTGTCTGATACGACATGTTCAACTCCTCTCGCCTTGTTTTCATTCGATTCATAATTTCTTGCATTTTACTACTTATTTCTTTTTCGCTCATATCAGCACCTCCGTATAATGCTATTATAAACTATTTTTTCATATTTGCAACATATAATTATAAAAATACAAAAAATGTTGCATATATGGGTTGACACGTCGCGCTGAACGGTGTAATATACAATCATCCCAAATATGCAACGAAAGGAGATAAAAAATGTCTTTTGATAAATTAAAGGGAAAAATGACAGAGGGGCACTTATCACAAAAGAGCATGGCGGAAGCACTTGGCATTACTGTACAGACTCTTAATGCAAAGCTAAATGGGAGAAGTCAGTTTACCCTTGAAGAAGTAGTAAGGATAACAGATATACTTTCATTAAAAGATCCTGTGGATATTTTTTTTGATCCAACCGTCCCAAAAATGCAACGAAATGCAACAGACGAGCAGAAGGAGGTGAGCTGAAAATAAAAAAGATAAAAGACTACAAGCAAATACAGGAAAGGCGATGAAGCAGAGTGAAAACCTTATTGAGTTGGAGAAGCAACAGATAGGAGAAGGATATGGAAACATTGTGCTTGGCATGCTGTTTTATTGGCACTGGATTATTAATATTATCAGTCATTCTCTGTATAGTATCTGACAACATAATATTGTGGCAAGTGATTTTAATAATTGGAGAAATAGTAGCGTTTTTCGGCTACATGCCAGTATTTTTAAAACTCTTTTGAAAGCAGGCGAATGCAGCGCTCATACAGCTTATCGGTTGATTTTGAAGCACCATTCTGAAGCACCGTATTAGCAAGTCTGAAAAGAGCACGGCGAGATGATCTGCGCTTACAAATCGCGGCAAGCTTTAAAGCTTGCTTGTAAAAAGTTAAAGCAAATCCGATTCTCTCCTTACCATATTGACAGTGAGAATAAGAATCGGAGAAAAGCTCACAAAGCTTTAAACGTTCGTCTATAGTATGGCTCATTTTGTAAATTTTATACTCCTTAATGGAGTGGATGAGAGCAGTAATTGCTGGAGCAATAATAGCGGCAATAGCTGTTATATACGCAGATGTAACGGTGAAATCATTATCCATAAGATTTAACTTCCTTTATGCATTTGATATTTAAAGGATAAGAGAATCTAAGGGAAAAGTCAATGGCATTTGGAGAAGTAACAGGAAAGGAGATAAGAAAAATGTTCGACAGAATAGAAAATATTATCATTGACTATGAAAATGGAATTTTCCTGGTTAATGGTAAAAAGCCAGAATGCTCAGTGAGGCTAACGATAAAAGAAGCGGATGGATGGAATATATCCAAGCTCATGAATTATGAAAAAGTTGAAAATCCTACAGAGATGCCGGTTATTGCAGATGTAGTTATTGACGCGACAAAGATTACAGAAGCGGAAATCTTAGAAAAATTTAGAAAAATAGTACATACAGAGATTTACTGTGCCACACAGACACAGAATAAAAATAGTTCGGCGCCTGTGCGGGATGAACATTAGCTTAGTAATAATATTTGCAAGCAGCTATGTGGTTATCAGAATCTTTTATATAGTTTTGTTCTTTTAATAAGAACATATCTCCATCCGGAGTTTTTACAAAAGAACCAGCCGTGATAGCGTTAGCTGCATCCAAAGCAAACATTATGAAATTACCATGTTCATCAGAATCTGGAGTTCCTTCATAAGCACCACAAGGAATGAAGTTCTCAAGCAACACGTATTTCATGCGAATATCTCCTTTCTACGTACTCGGTTCTGGCAGGAACCTGTATTTCCAGAATAGGAGAGAAAGCAAGGAAAGTCAACAAATACCGTTCGAGGCATTTCGACAGAAAGCGAGGTGAGAAGATGGAACAAATTGTAATTACTCTGGTTTTGAATCTAAATATTGGAGCCTGTATTTTGTTTGCTGAATCACACAGAACAGCAGGCCTTATATTAAAGGCACTGGGAGATGGCATTTCTTTAATATACATTTGTACTCAAGCAATATGGAGGCTGTCATGTCATTAAATACTTGGTCAAAACGATCAGAGCATTCAACAAGTGAATAGTCTTTATTGTTACTCTCTGCTTCCAAGAGATCAAGATATGCGGCATAAAAATCACTATATCTGGATTGAGATATCGGTTCCATAAGATGAATATTTTGTGTAAACAAATCAAAGAAATCGTTTCTTGCTTCTATGTCCATTTCGCTTAGCCGTGTTTTGGATAAAAAGCCTGCGCAATATCTTCGATAAAACGGGATATAGAAATGTTCAAGTTGTTCTTTTCTAACTTTCTGTTTGTCATTAAAAACATCCCGTATAGCACTGAGATATACAACAACAAAAGAACCAATAACTGATATTAAAGGAACAATAATTGAGTTAACAATAGAAAAGTCCATGAGTTTTAACTCCTTTCTTTGATACTCGGGTATGCCAGTACCCTGTAGTAAAAGGATATGAAAAGATAGGAGAAAAGTCAATGAAAATTGGAGATGTAACAGGAAAGGAGATGAAACAAGATGGAAATTATTGGAGCAAGTATTTTAGCGTCAGTGATCACTACTAAAATATTAGCCACTTACTATTTCAAAAAGGTAGATGGCTATGTTAAAGAGATGTGTGAAATGACAATTAAGAGTAATAAGGATACGTTATCTATTTTACGCAACACAGTTCGAGACATTTCGACAGAAAGAGGTGATTGAAATAGTTAACTGTAGCACTGAATTAAATGCATTCCTAAGTTTTCTTCGTACCTGTGAAGAGTCTAATCGGCTGGCAATTCTCACAGAAAATGATATGGATTGCCAGACACAGGATATTTTACATAATATCGAGCTCAACGAAAACAGTCAGTATGACTATATCTGCCAGGGATTTACCTTGCGGGATATACGACGGAAGCGGAGAAAGGCAAAAGACATGAAAGAAGCAACAGCTCCAATCTGTAGCTGGATGAAAGAGAACCGGAAGGTGATCAGTGATCTGGAACGGCTGCTTGGAGATGTAAGGAAGCAGGAGAAACAGGCTCAGAACCGTTCGTACACAAACCGGACAGAGGTTATGAAAAAGCTGAAGTAACTCCGTACAACCATGATCCATACCATAGTAGCAGGGGAGGTGATTGGGGATGGAAATTAAAATCGTTCCCAGATTTTTTATAAATGGCGTGCTGTACACCATGGATCAGCTTCCAAAAGAACAGGTAGCCAAGATCGTCGAAGAACGTGTTGATCAGGCAATGTCCCGGATCAATTTTGAAAGGCAGCAGAAAGGAGGCAAGCTGTGAAACGTAACATTATCTTATCCGCCATCATAGGCACCCTTGCTACATACCTGCCGTTCTGGCAGTGGGACGGACTGCAGATTGCAGGAGCACTGGCATTATCAATGCTTGCATGGATGCTGATACAGGGCACAGAGCCAGAAGAGAGGAGACCATGAGCGTTGGTGAATTAGTCGCGCTAGGAATTTTAGTTGTAATCTGGATTCACTCATTACTGAAAAATTAATGAGCAGCAATGTAGCCTAAAAGAAGAACCAATCTGGAAAGGAGGAGACCATGGTTTTAGAAAAAATGATAGATGAGTTATATGAGCTTTCGAAGAAAGCTATAGCAAGCGGAATCCATGTAAGTTTCGAAATAGGATTAGCTGGATATCCATGCCGGGTTTGGGTGGAGGAACCTCCAGAAAGCAAAATGACTGCTTATGATATCTATCGCGAAGAAGTAATGATGAAAGAATCCGTTAAAAACTACGAAGCAGCCAGGGTGCATCTTACACGGTTGTTAAAAGAAAATGGATCCTGAGAGTTGGGAACTCATCAGGATCCGGTGTCCAAATGGACAAAATCAGTTTATCACCCTCTTATTGTAGAGGAAATATGGAGAAATGTCAATGGAAGACCAGAAGGAGAAAAAGCTGATGTGGATTATAAGGTTTTCAGATAATTCTCTCAGAAGTTGTTATGGGACAAGAAGTGAAGCTGAAGCAATAGCTAAAGAACTGTGTGTTCTGAGGGGCGGAGGTTACATAATTGCATAAAAAATGACCCATGTATTACGAGTACATGGGTCAATGACTATCCGCCACCTGGATAAAACGTCTATAAATACTATACCATCCAGGCGGCAGAAAGTCAAGAAAACAGGGGCAAAAATCCCCTGTTGAGCACTTGATAAAGATATTAAAGTTAGGACGAGATGGTATGGGGACAATAAGAAAATGGTACGAATTAAGGGGCGGAGAGGTTCTGGATATCCAGGAGTATCATGATGGGAAATATGGAGCCAAGGGCAAGAAGAGGCTGCCGAAAAAGAAACAGACAAAGGAGGATATGCAGAAGGTTAACGAATGGAACCGGGCGCGTCTAATAAAGATCCGGTTACTGGAATACTTCACGTTCGGAGATCTGTGGGTGACACTGACATATATACGCCTTAACCGCCCACCCGACATGAAAACGGTTGCGGATCAGATCGCAAAGCTTCTGAGGAAATTGAGAACCGAGTACAGGAAATGCAAAAGAGAGCTTTTCTGGTATGCAAAAATTGAAAAAGGTACAAAAGGCGGGTGGCATATCCATATTGTGATCAATGATATTGGAACCACAGCAAGCATGCTTGTGAATAATTGGGAATACGGAGAAGTGAAGACAATAGCAATCAAACACAGCCAGTTCTATGATGAGGACTTTACAAAGCTGGCAAATTACCTGGCCAAGAATGAAAATTCTGTGGAGTACAAAGAAGATGGCACTCCCGCAAAACCAAGGATAAAAGAATCCAGATGTACCCATTCCCGTAATATGCCACTTCCGGAGCCCAAAAAGAAAAAGCTGGTTCACTGGAAAAGAGAAATCAAGCCCAAGAAAGGTTACTACATAGCGGCATACTTTGAGGGGCAGAACCCTAAAACCGGATTCAGCTACCGCCGATATACGTTGATCAAATTGGACAGGAGGATTTAAAGAGTGCAGCAAGTAGATATATACCTATATCCTTCCTCCAGAGCTCCCAAGCTCAAGGAAGGATCCTATTACTGGAAGGCACGCTGCAGGGGCGTACCAAGAGAGGGAACCGGACAAGCCGGGGAATGCACATCCGGTCAGCGCCTGGTTCTGATGTGTGCGGCCGCAGCCCTAAAGATTGTAATCCGCCCTGCCATGATAACAATCCACACGGATAGCTATTACCTGGTAGGAAACCATAAGAAACTGCAGCAGTGGAAAGAAGATGATTGGAAGAAACAAGATGGCACAGAAGCCAGAAATGCCGATCTCTGGCAGCAGATCATGGACTTGGAAAGTCAGCATAAAGTCAAATACCAATTAGAACGGCCAATGCCGCGAAAGGAGGAGATTTAGGAAAATGGTAGAATATCAGCTTACCCTGCAAGGGTATGAGGAGGCGAAGACCTCCATTAAGGAAAATCTATTCGGAATCGGCAAAAGCTTTGTAATAATTGGTTGGCAGCTTACCAGGATAGAAGCCTCTGGAAGATTCAGAGAAGATGGCTACAGTTCTATTACGGAATTTGCCAAAGGTGAATACAACATGTCGGCGGATAGTGTTTCGAAGTATAAAAAGGTGTACGAGACATTCTCCGTTCCTGGTGACAGACCAGAAATACAGGACAGGTATAAGAACTTTGAATTTTCTAAGCTGGTAGATATGCGCCAGCTTCCAGAAGAAGACAGAAGTCACATACATCCAGAAACATACCGAGAAGATATCCGAGACTTAAAAGAGTACAACAAGGAGCAGGAAAATAATCCTTCCAGGCTTTTGAACTGGCAGCAGGAGCAAAAAGTCCCGGAGCAGATTCTGAGAGACACAATCCGTGAATACTTCCGAAACAAGAAAAAGACATTAAATGAACTGTATGCAAGTGATGCATATGCTTCTGGAGCCATAAAGGAAATGGCAGATATCGTGTATAAAGATAAAAGCACATTTAAAACCGAAAATGCTTTTATCATATTCCATAAATATCCTACACCGTTATTTGTCAAGATTGGCCAGAATGAGGCAGAAGATTTCCGGTGGGAAGAATTTTTACGTACCATGAGAGAAATATTTGATCCATTGGCAGCAGGAGCACGTACATATGAAGCGGCTTTTGAGAATGAAGGTCAAAAAAGTGCACAGAAAGAGGAAGAGCCTTCCGATTTGGAAAACTTCAGGGCGAATGCTGATTCTAAACTTGAGAAAAATTCCAATGAAAGTGTTGAAAAAAGTCAAAAAACGACATCTAAATGTGGAAATCTACAAGAAAAAGAAAGCTATCCTCACTATGATTCGAATGAAGTGTTCGACCCAACTACTGCAAGGATAGTAAGAAGTTTCTTGCTCTGCGGATATACCAATTTACTTCCGGGAGGGACAAAGAGATTTTGGGCTGTGGGAGCTGAGTTTGTAGCAGTCTTTAGTCCGAGGCGCGTGGGCTTTACATTTTATGATCAATCAGGGGAGGTCTTGTGTTACATTTCGAAAAAGCGCATGGAAGCAGAATATCAGAATTTTACAGCACCTGCAGAAGAATTTGCGCCCGCGCAACAAAAAAATGAAATCCTTCCAAGCGTTGGCAGATGCGCATACGATTCCCGGAAGACCTGTACCTTACCGGAAGAGTATAAACATAAGCCTGGAAATGGAGAAAACTGCAATGAAAAATGTTGCTGGAACTGCAGCAAGCGCGGGGAATGCAGATTGGAATGTGATGCTTCAGCCCACAGGCCAGAACCGGAAGAAGGTCCAGATCAGATTCCAGGACAGGATAATATCGTGAACCATACAGAGTACATGCCAATAGAACAAAATATTAGTTCCTGGAGTGAATGGAAACATGAAGAAGCTGTGAAAGAGCTTTGTACCAGGTATCCGGAAAAGCTGAAAGAAATCATGCAGATTTGCCGGGAATATAAGAATAATGGGGACAGAGCCAAAGAAACTCAAAAAAAGCTTGCACATTATGGATTTAGTGCCCATGCAAACGGGGACTTTGATTACAAGTTTGAGGGATTATCAGGTGGAGTAACATTTGAATCTGCCGCTAAAAAGAAAAAAATCCAAATGAAATATGGACGATTAATTGTTGAACTGCTAAATCTTTATGATCCGTATTCCCCGGAATTTGACTTATCAGAAGAAAACACAGACATGTCCGAGTCGGACATGTCAGAGTGCTGCCAACAGGCAGCGGAAAACACGGACGAAAGGCAGCAGGATCTAGATCAAAGCGAGCGAGATTCATTGTCTGAGATTAGTAATCTTGCACCGGATGCATGGCCAGATGAGCTGAAAGATATTCCGACTCCGACTCTGGAAAATGTTTTGAGATATTTACAGAAAGAGGAAAAGGATCTGGAAGAAATGCAGATTGTGGCAGCTGAAGAATCAGGATTCCCGGTTAATGTTTTGCAGAAAGCGCAGATGAATGTAGCAGGCCTGAGATTACTTAGAAACCTGATAAGCACATGCCTGGATTTAGGCGAGAAAGACACAGAAGAAACACCAGAGCAACCACCGCTTCCTGTTATGAAAAATAATGATCAGAGGAAAGAATGGCTGAGAAATTATAAGGATTGGGGACTTTGGTATACAGATGAACATATTGGCGTCAGATACTACAAATATGATTTTACAAATGGTGCAAGACTTATTGCAGAAGAATATGATCCGGATACTGTTCACAGCCAGTGGGTATCGGATCATACAGAATCATATTACATGCATTTGATCGGAGGACCTGAACCAGCGAGAGCACTGGGAATACCTAAATGGACACAACATGGAAGATATAACAAATACCAAAATAGCGAGTCAGAACTGATTGAATTCTTGAAAGCTCTTCAAAAAGGGAAAAACCAATCATAGGGTGCAATCTGAATCACATATATATCACAATTTCATTTCCCTGCCCTAACCTGTTAAGGGGCAGGGGGAAAGGAGCCATATGACAGGAGATAAAATCGTAGAAGCCATTGATCAGATAGATATGTGTGATCTTGAGCTTCCTTCATTTGCAATATATAAGAATCCGGAAGACTATCCTGGAAAAACAGTAGCCAGATTGTTCGAAAAGGATTGCCCAACTGATGTAGTAATCATCAGAAAAGACATCCGGGAGTTACATCAGCTATTCCGGTACCGCACAAGGATGTCTTTCATGCTGCCGCTTCCAGGAGATCCAGCAAATCTGGTAGGAGTATGGATATAGGCTTAAAGTTCCCAAAAGGAACATCAAAGAAGAAAAAAAGAAAATCCCATCCTCCAAGTATCCTGGGAAGTCAGAAAGGATGGTGCTACTTATGCGGGAGACACTCAAATACTCAGGTACATCATATATTCGGCGGACCCAATCGAATGCTATCTGAAGAATATGGATTAAAAGTAGATTTGTGCCTGGAATGCCACCAGACAGGCCCCAATGCGGTACATAGAGATCCGGTCGTAATGGAAAAGCTCCATAAGCTGGGACAGGAGACATTTGAAGAAAAGGTTGGAAGCAGGGAAGAATTCATGGAAATTTTCGGGAGGAATTGGCTGTGACACTATATGAAATCACTGAAAATGTTGGAGAAGAAGGGGAAACAGTAACCATCAAGGAAGCCGCAGAGAGATTAGGACGAACAGTAGGGAGCCTGTATAGTGCTGCGTCTGAAGGGAGAATGATAAATGGAAAGTATTATTTACACGCTGTTGATCGGACTCTCAGTGGGAGCAAGGACCTTGAGCTACTTATGGAGTACGATCTGATCCGGCAGCAGCTGTTGGGAACAAAGAAGGTAGAAAGTGATTAATCCATGCAGTTGCCTACATGGGGAAAGTGAGGAAATGAAAAATAAAAAGAGCAGAAATAACTGAATTCCTTGGACAGTTGCTTATAAATACATGCTTCAGCGGAGCTGGGAAGCACTGGGCCAGCGAGGTAAGTATTGATCCTTGGGGACGAGAAGCAAAAAGAGTTGACTACATGCAATTTTCTCCGGCTAATCAGTGCTCCATATCCGGGATAGAAAAAGGCATATTTACCTGTTATGAGGTAAAGAGCTGCAAAGAAGATGTTTACAGCGGGAACGGCTTGAACTTCCTGGGAGAAAAAAATTACATTGTGACCACGATGGAGTGTTACAACGACATTTTACCGGATTTACGTAGCGGGAAATTTGCCAGACACATGCACGAACAGTTTCCAGAATCATCCCACTATTTTGGTGTGATGGTCGCTGTCCCCTATTTAGCGGAGCTTACGGATGAAATTGGGAATCCAACACCAATAGATTCTGATACAGAATACTGGAAACTGGCGGTGGTACTGCCTTGCCGCGAAGGGCCAAGAAAAAGGTCCATGACAGAATTATTGTTCTGTATGCTTAGAAGTGGACATTAGCAAAGGAGAACATTATGAGACAAATAAGAGAACGCTTGGAACAGATGAAAAAAGATCTGGAAAACCATACCATCTATAAAGAAGGGCTTCCGGGAAGTGCCCTGGATATTGTGAATACTCTTCTGAATGATCTGGAACAGGACGAGAAAGAAAATGGTTGGATTCCAATAGAGGAGAGATTACCAGAAACAGATGATTATATCTTAGTTTCATTCAGCAACTTTGAACTACCAGATATTGGACGATACGAAACTGATAAAGATGGAGGAGGGATCTTTTTCCCAGGAGACAAAGAAAGAAGCTATGTATCATATGGATTATTTGTCAATGCCTGGATGCCGCTTCCAGAACCATATAAGGAGGTGTGAAAAATGTTAGATGTGATTATTCCACTGGTAATAGGAATTGCAATTGGGGCAATTGGAGTATGTGTCTGGGCGTTGAGCGTGGTACAGAAAAAGAGGGAAAATGCTGTGGTAGAAAATAAAACAGATCAGGAAGCTGTTGAAGCAGTAAATACGATTAAGCGGTACTGTGATAACAAGTTCTGTCATGCCTGTGCCATTGAGAAGATATGCGGAGAATATTTTGATCGGAGCGATTACGATCCAGAAAACTGGCCAGAAGTGGAGGTGCCACATGAGTAAAGCGTATAAGGATCCAACGGCAGACGAAGCAATATTTCAGATAGACAGATGGGAAAAACGGCAGCAGGAGTTAGAAGAGAAGCACGGAATCAAAAGAGGGGATGTTATTCAGATCATACAAACCAGCTATGCTTCTGGTGACGGGAAGATCATCACCAAAAAGGTGAAAGCCAGGATAAAAGCATTATATCCCCATGTAGTGCAATTACAGTTATCAAACGGCATAACCAGATCACCAACATACTGGGAACTGGAACGACTGAAAGCAGGAGGTGGTACCGATGGACAAGGACATTCTGGAACAATACCTGGAGATAAAAGGGGAAATCCGTGATCTGAAAGAACGGATAGATCGGGACCAGCGCAGGCTGGAAAGAATCAAAGCAGAAGGTGTTGTATCAGACACCGTCAGAGGCACAAGAAAAGATGGAACCATAGGGCCAATTAAGATAACCGGTTATCCCCTTCCGGAAGCAGACCAGGTGAAGAACATGATAAAAAAGAGGGTGTTAAAGCTACATATCCTGGAAGATGAGCTGCAGGAGGCCGTAAATGCAGTGGATGATTTTATTGAGAAAATCCCAAAGAGTGATTTGAGAATGATGTTTCGCTTTTATTATCTGGATGACATGACCTGGGCAGCAGTCGCCATTAATATGAATTACCGTTTTCCGAAGCGGCGGATTAAATATACAGAAGATAATTGTCGGATTCGTCATGACAGATATTTGAAAGATAATTTAGGAAAATTATAAAATGTTCGGTCATGTTCGCTTTTTCTATGGTACTATTTAGACTGGGATTGGTGAAAAGATTTCATAAAGCTCCTTATTAAGTGATTGCCAGGTGTCACAGCCTGGCAGTTGATTCGGTTAGTACCAGACCGAGGCCAAAGGTACTGTTACTGCTTAGCAGTTAAGCGGCTGTTATTTACTATTTTCCACAGCGAGAAGAGAGAATGGCGGTTAAGGTGAAAGACACTGTTCGAAAACAGGGTTAGGACACTGGCTGACGCATAATGTGCGCAGCTAATCCACGGAACACCTCCCCGATCGGGAGGGAGCATGAGCCGTTCATCCGAGCCGCAGGTTCGAGTCCTGGTGTTCCGATTGCTTCGAGAGAAGCACAAATATAATTCTTCCCCGAAAGAATATAATTTGCAGAGAGAACTTCGTAGAAATTACGAGGTTCTTTTTGTTTAGTTTTCCGATATAGACATAAGCGAACAAATGTTCTATAATGTAAACATCCACCTTAGAAATATAATTGTCAAATATTCTTACAATTCGTTGCAAAATGTTGAATTGTGGAGTATGATTTATGCAAATTATACTTTATGGGGGAACTATATATGGAATATAAGAGAACCATACAATTTCGTTATTTTCGTGTCCTTTGTGAAGAAAAAGACGTGAATAACAAATGGGGACATTCTAAAACTTTTGATCTGGTGAAGTGGATTACTAAAATGGATACAAATGGAAAATTACAGCAATCTATTCGTTTTGGAAATACTGTTGCACGTATTGAATGCTTTAAGTATTGCGAAGAGGATGATCTATGGGGAATCCACTTAATGAAGTTGAGGGATACAAATATTCCTACAAAAGTTAAGGAAAATGAAGCATCAGAACCAATAGAACTAGAAGCTGATGAGTATTTAGGGGAAGACCTCGCACTGCTGTACGATAAGGGCAGCAGCATATTAATGGCTCAGATGAATAGATTTTCATTAGGGATAGGTAAGCTGGAAGAGTTCATTAATTATACTTTTGACGCTGAAAATACGAAAATTTCAATAAAGGCCATTATAGAAGCTGATAGGCTTGGTAAGTTAAAGAATAAAACATACAAAAGCATAGAAGTATCTTTTGCAAATTTAGCAAATTGGAAGGACAATGGTGGATGTAGAGCTTTGGATAGCATAATGAAGCCAATGAGGATGACCGGTGGTCTTGCGGGAGCTGTGAAAATAACCCTCGGACATTCAAGAAGTACATCGTTAAATAAAAATGAGTCAATGGAAATGGTAGAAGACATTTTAGCAAATAAAGACTTTATACGAAGTGCTAAAGTAAAAGTAAGTGATGACGATGAAAAAGGTGCAGAGGTTATTGATTTGTTTGAAGAAGTGTATCATGACTATATACAATTTACTCTGGAAAGTAAGAAAGCATTGGAGTTTGGAAATGCGTTTGCAGCCATGAGATATTATTTTAAGAATCATAGAGAAGTTTTGTATAAGGCTATTAGTTATAATAATTAGAGGGTGAGAAAATGAAAGAAACTATAAAATATTATTGTGAAAGATTATATCCATATGTAGTTTCTTTAGTGTTTACCTACTTTTTCGTATATAAGAAAATTGACATTATCCATAGTAAAAATATGAATAGTGCATTGGATGGTGTTAATACATTTGCGGCATTAATTATTGGATTTCTAGGAGCAATGCTTCCAGTTGTTCTGGGAATGAAGAATGAATCCAAAATTGTTAAGTACGTTTTTGAAAAAGATGAGAAAAAATTGTTTTTAAAATATATTAAATCAACTATCAAGATTGGCTTGGTACTTGTGTGCGTGACAATTGGCTTGTATTTTAGAAAATCTTTTTCTGACGAAACGATTTCAAAGATTATTTGTTTATGGCTATTTCTTCTTGGCTCGTTTGTATTGTGTACATATAGATGTTTATCTAATATGTTAAATTTGATTTTCTCAAGAGATTCGGATTTGGAAAATGCTACAATATCTGGGAATTCAACCGTGAAAACAAAGCAGGAAAAAGAATTAGAGGAAAAGTATAAAACAAAATAATTAACTTATATACGTTTTTATGTCATGTAGTATGATGGAAGAAAATGTATGCGTCAGAATTACTATCTGTGGAGGTTATGATGGACATCAGTTTTATTTTATCATATGTGGTTACTCCAATTATTATTTCGTGGGGGTTGATAACGGGAAAGAGGACAAAAAATCATTTACGGTTATCGACAGTTTATGGTTTTAAAGGTATGTTTTATCTATATTCGGCAATTGCGAATTTGTTTTATTATATAAAACAAAATGGTTCTGAAAAATATGTAATAGGCTTTGCTGTGGGACTGGCTATTATTGAAGGAACAAATGGCATATTTGAATGTTATGAAGAATCATTAAAAAATGCTAAAGAGCGACAAGGGATAAAAGAAATTAAATAGTTATAACAATACAACAGGCAGCCTCTCGGGGCTGCTTTTTCTATGCCAATTTTCGTGCAGTGTGCACAGCACCAGCCGTTATTTCTTGCATACGGTCACCTCCTTTCATGATTGACGGCGGCAACCGGCTGTCGTGGATGGTGCTGGCAGGACTGTATTTTATTATATTTTTGAAAGAAGGTGAGCCTGAGTGACAAAAAAACAGAAGAGATTTGTGGAAGAGTATCTGATTGACTTGAATGCTACCCAGGCCGCTATAAGAGCCGGATACAAGGCGAAAAATGGTCAGAGAGCCTCTGAAATCGGACATGAGCTACTCCAGAAAACCCAAGTTTCAGAAGCAATCTCAGAGGCAATCGCAGAAAGATCCAAAAGAACCGGAATAAATGCTGACCGTGTTCTTCTGGAACTGGCCAGAATTGCATTTGTAAATGCAGATGATGTAATCAATGCAAAAGACGCAACACTAAAAGAAGATGCCTCCAGGGACGATCTGGCAGCTATACAATCCGTGAAAGTAAAATCCTTTGGAGAAGATGGCGTAGAAAGAGAAATCAAGCTTGCAGACAAGCTGAAAGCCCTGGATATGCTTGGACGCCATCTGGCAATGTGGAATGACAAGCTTCAGCTCAGCGGTATGGAAGAAGAAAAATCAAAACTGGACAGCTTGATCAAGCAGATCAGCGGAGGCGGATAATGAGCAGCATGGATCTTGTGCTGTCTGAAAAATACAAAGCATTTTTGAAATGCCAGACACCGGTGGAGTTCCTGGAAGGCACCACTGCTGCCGGCAAAACAACAGTAGGCTTATTTAAGTTCATGCTGAAGGTTGCGCAGTCTAAAAAGAAGCTGCATATCCTGGCAGCAGATGATACAGGAGCAGCTGAGAAGAACATTATCCAGAAAGATCTTGGAATCCTGGATGATTTCGGCATCCTGGTAGAGTATAAAGGCAACGGATCAGGAGAATACAAGATGCCACATCTTCTTTTCCATACATCAGGAGGGGATAAAATTATATTTGTTGTCGGCTATGGCAACAAAAGAAAATGGAAAGATGCCCTTGGAGGACAGTATGGCTGTCTGTATATTGATGAGATCAACACAGCAGACATCGACTTTGTCCGCGAGGCTTCCATGCGCTGTGATTACCTCATGGCAACCCTGAACCCAGATGATCCAAGCTTGGATGTGTATAAAGAGTATATCAACTGCAGCCGTCCGCTTCCTGAATGGGAAGCAGATACACCGCAGGAAATTAAAGATGAATTAAAGGAAGAACCAAAGCCCGGCTGGGTCCACTGGTTCTTTTCTTTTGATGATAATGCCGGACTTCCGGAAGAAAAGAAAAAGCAGATCATCCAGAATACACCGAAAGGTACCAAGATATATAAGAACAAGATCGAAGGACTAAGGGGAAAAGCAACAGGTCTTGTGTTCAGCATCTTCCTGCGCCAGCAGCATGTCCGTACAAAGGAATGGGCAAAACAATTTGTACAAAGACTGGGAGAACCCAAGAAACACGAAATTTTCATGTGGTTTTCGGCAGCAGTCGATACCTCATACTCCCAGAAATCCCCGGACACAATTGCTTTTTCCTATCTTGGGATCACAAACAAGGGAAAATGCATCGTCCTGGATGAAAAAGTTTACAGCAATGCAGAACTGGACATCCCCTTGGCTCCTTCAGATACAGTAAAGAATTTGATTGATTTCCTTGACCGCAACAAGAAGGAATGGGGACTTGCACGAAACGTATTCCTGGACAGTGCCGATCAGGCAACCATGCAGGAATGGAATAAGTATAAGCGAAGAAATGGCTGCATTTATACACTTAACGATGCATGGAAAAAAATGGAGATTATCGATCGTATCAATGCCCAGCTTGGATGGATGGCATTTGATGACCAGACGGGCATTGAGCCGTGTTTTTTTGTACTTGATACCTGCCCGACTTACATTCATGAGATGGAAACATACAGCTGGAGAGAAGATAAAGACAATACACCAGAAGATGGGCATGACCATATGGTTAACTCTGTGCAGTATGCATGGATCCCATACCAGAGCAAGATTTACAAGAGGTGATGATTATGAACTGGCTTCAGAATTTTATTGCACGGCTATTCCGGATAGAACCTGCAAGAGACAGGGTGATTACAATCAGAGAAGCTCATACCTTCCGTGAGAACGTGATCCAGAACAAGCTGTGGTATCAGGGAGATGGAGTGACCCTGGAACAGTACTTTAAAAAGACTGCAAAATGGGATGTGGAGAAAGCCCGCTTCTGGGCGGCCACAGCACAAGGAAATGTAAGAAAGATACACAGCGGAATCGTTGGAACTGTAGTAGACAGATATAAAGACATTGTGCTGGCCGATCTGGATGCCGTCGATTTTGGCGAGAATATGGACATTCTGGAAGAAAGATGGAATGAAATCTTTGAGGGAAGCAAGCTGAACGATGTGATTGGAGATGCTATCGTTGGAGCATTATCTTCCGGAGATGGAGCCTTTAAGATTACTGCAGATGAGTGCAGCCCTTACCCCATTGTAGAATTTTACGATGCTGAGGACGTGGAATATGTATATATCCATTCGACCCTGCGGGAAATCAAGTTCTACACAACATACAGAAACAGGAACAAAGATTACAGGCTGCAGGAAACCTATGGATATGGCTATATAAGATACAAGCTTTACGATGATGCCGGAAAAGAAGCCCCATTACAGTTTCTTCCGGAAACAGCCCATTTGATTGATTTTGGATTCGATGAAAGCCTGATTTTGGCGGTGCCGCTTAAAATCCTTACATCCACCAGATATAAGAACAGAGGAAAAGCCCTTTTTGAAGGAAAGACAGATGTGTTGGATGGACTGGATGAAACAATCAGTCAGTGGATGGACGCAATCAGAATGGGCAGGATCAAACGTTATATTCCGCAAAATCTGATTCCAAGGGATGAGGAAACCGGGGAGCTGCTTCCGGCTAATCCATTTGACAATGACTTTATTGCCATTGGGGACGATATGGGAGAGAATGCCAGCCACCAGGTAGAAATCTCACAGCCCCAGATATCCTACGAAGCTTATGTAAACAGCTACGCCAATTTCCTTGATATGGCTCTGCAGGGAATCATATCACCATCCACACTGGGAATTGATCTGAAGAAAACAGATAATGCAGAATCACAGAGGGAGAAAGAAAAGGTTACCCTTCATGTGAGAGGGAAAATAGTAGACGCTTTGAACAGTGCATTGCCGGAGCTGTTTAAGACAATCCTGCAGTGTGACGATATTATGAACGGGAACAATCCGGGAGAGTATGAGGTATCCGTGAAGTTTGGAGAGTATGCATCCCCAGACTTCGGAACGACTGTGGAAACTGTAGGAAAAGCCAAACAGTACGGAGTTATGAGCCTTGAGACCTCTGTGGATCAGCTGTACGGAGATACCTGGACAGATGAGGAAAAAGAAGCAGAAGTAGAACGTCTGAAACTGGAACAGGGAGTGCAGGATCTGGAAGAGCCGGGGCTTACCATGAAAGCGGGAGAATTTGAAACAGATCTGGAAGAAGGTGAGAACGATGAAGGTAAAAGTAGGACCAAGGATCTACCGGATGAATCGAAAGGAGTACCAGGAGTTTCTGGAAGTAGCAAAGGGGCAGGTACCGATGGGCGTGTACGCTCTGGAAAAGAATGATTATGCTGAGCTTAGAAATGATGCCTGTGTCAGCAAAACAAAGCTGAAGGACATGATCCGAATATTCAAAAGCCAGGGTTTTAAGGTATATGCAAACGGGAGGTGATCCAGATGAATGTTCCAGGATTTACATTGTTACTCCAGGAATTCTGTAGTTATTGTCCAGACTTCGAACCAGAAGTAGAGAAGATAGACTGCTCAAGCCTTACAGAACAGGTCAAATATTGTACAAATATTCGTTGTACGCAAAGGGCGAGATGTGCAAGGCTTGCTACAAACATTCGAAAGCAGGTAACCACAGATGCCGAAGCTTAACACCGTCTACGACATTGGAGCCGCCTTTGAATCCATAGAAAATGAGCTTATGTCCTCCATGATCCGCAATATGCGTCGGCATAAGCTGGAAGAGATCGACGAAGATAAGCAGTGGGCTATGTGGCAGGCATTGCAACTGAAAGCCTTAGAAAAGTACAAGAAGGACAACCAGAAAAAATATGGAAAACAGTTCAAGGATATCAATGATCAGATAAAAGCTCTGATATCCATATCCAGATCTGAAGGCGAGATAGCACAGGAAATTGCGATCCTGGAAGCTATCAGAAATGGTTTTCCTGCCAAACGTATTGCCAAAGGGGCAGATGCTGAATTTTTCAAGTTGAATGATAGAAAACTGGAAGCGTTAATCAAAGCAACCATGGATGATATGGAGCACGCGGAAATTGCCGTGCTTCGAATGGCAAATGATCAGTACCGTAAGGTAATCTACAATGCTCAGGTGTACGCAAACACCGGAGCAGGAACCTATGAGAAAGCTGTGGATATGGCTACAGAGGATTTTGTAAAGGCTGGCTTGAATTGTGTGCAGTATGCCAACGGTGCAAGACACACGCTTGCTGATTATGCGGATATGGCAATCAGAACAGCCAGTAAAAGGGCATATCTCCAGGGAGAAGGGCAGAAACGCCAGGAATGGGGAATATCTACAGTGATTATGAATAAACGTGGAAATCCCTGTCCGAAATGCTTGCCCTTTGTGGGAAAGGTGCTGATTGATGATGTGTGGAGCAATGGTCCAAAAGACGGAAAGTCCCCAGTTACCGGAATCAAATATCCACTTATGAGCAGTGCCATAGCTGCAGGTCTGTACCATCCGCGCTGTAAGGATAGCCACACCACATACTTCGAAGGCATCAGCACCCCGCCAGAGAAGAGCAGGTATACCAAAGCGGAGTTAAATGAACTGGTACGGAAGCAGGAACAGGAAAGCCGGCAGCAGTACGCAAAGAGGCAGGAAAAGAAGTTTGGTAGGCTGGCAGATTTTTCCCTGGATCCGGAGAACAAAAAGAAGTATGAGCAGAAACAAAATGAGTGGAAATCCGTTGCAAATGATGCGGACTCTGCTATAATGATATCAGGAGCCAGAATCACAGATATATTCAGTGAAGAGGCAGAAAACTTTGCAGAGATGTACTACAAAGAGGTCAGGAGTTTTTCTACTGATGCAAAGAAGATTGCTGAAAATCTAGGAAAAGAAAAATCTGATATAGTAAAGATAAAGGCATATCTGTTTGAAGATGAATCGTTGTTTGATTCGGATTTAAAGACATACCACAGATTTGATCCCGATTGCGCCATAGCTCAGAGCTGGCAACGGCTTATGACAGGGAAAGACATTAAACAGCATGACCGCACTTTGATAGAGCATGAGCTTCTTGAAATGAAAATAAAAAGAGAAAATCCTGATATGGAGCACTGGAAAGCACATGAGCTTGCCACTGAAAAATTTGATTACCCGAAGGAGGCGTTAGAATATTATGGTAATCTTGAAAAACATAAAAAAGACAAATAATATGATTTCTGCCGACTATTACCCAGAGGGGAAAGAACCCAAAGGTTTTATGAGAATTGAGGATGGAAAAGTTACAGAACATGAAAATGCAAGTTCTTTCGCAGCACCGCATGTTCGGAATGAACTGAAACGTTTGGCGAAAATGGAGAACCCACCAACAGAGAAAACAGTTTTATGGTACTAAATACCACCAGTCAGAAACGGCTAGTGGTATTTTTATACTCAAAAATATCAATACAGTTATAAAAACAATGATAGCACGCCATAAGACGTGTTATTTTTGTGCTTATTTTTAAGAAAGAGAGGATGAAGAAAATGATATTTGCAGAAGCATTAAAGACTATGAAAGGTGGAAGGGGAGTAAAACTTCCATCATGGGGAGGATATTGGTGTTGGGATAAAGAATCTCAGACAATCCTTATGCACACAAAAGATGGTGGCTGTATGGACATAAGAGAAACACAGAATGTCGAGTATACAATTCAGAATATTCTTTCTGACGAATGGATTGTTGCAGATGGTCAGAATTGTCCGATTCTTGGAGGAGAGGCAGCATTCTCTTTCGGTGAAGCCATTAAGTACCTGAAAAGAGGCATGAAAGTAGCAAGAAAAGGATGGAATGGAAAAAATCAGTACATTCAGCTTGCTACTGGTATTTCATATAGGACAGCAGCTGGTAGGATTATAAACTGTGAGCATGAAGCGATTGGAAATAAAGCAATCGCATTTGTGGGAACATCAGGCGTTCAGATGGGATGGCTTGCATCACAGGCGGATATGCTGGCAGATGATTGGGTAATTGTGGAGGAATAACAACATGGAGAATGAAGAATTTCTGAGATTATGTAAAGCAAAAGTTGCAGAGTATACCAATAGTCACATGGATGTTACAGACCGGCAGCAGGTGACTGTACATGATGTGTATGTGGTATGGAGCTGTAAGACCTTGCAGAACAACAAGGCACTGCTTAGCACTACGGTACCAGATGGCATGTACTATGAGCTGACATATAACGGCGATAAGAATGAACTGTATATGGATGCTTATAAGAAGTTTGAAAACAGATGTTTCAAAATGTAGGAGGAAGAAAATGAAAAGAAGAGCAACCAAAAGAATTGCAGTATTAATGGCACTGGTAATCCTGGTGTGTTTTGTAGCTACTGGTTGCACAGAAGCTGATCAGGTGAGTGCGAATATTTCACAGGAGGCAGATAACTTCAATGTAACCAGAAAACTTACTGTTTTGAATGCCAGAACAGATACAATCCTGTTGGAATTGACTGGAACATTTGCACTGAAGAATAACTCTTCAAGAGAACTGGAAGTAATTATTGAGACCGCAGAAGGAAAGTACCAGAAAGACTATGTTTATTTGAATGACTATACCATGTATGTAGTTGAAGACATTTCTGGATCGGATGTGGACAAGTACCATTATGAGATTAATTTTCTTCCACAGTGGGGACTTAAAGTCACACATAATGATTAAATTTGCGCCGGCGCAAATAGGGGGTAAAGACAATGAAAACTGTAGTAATTGAAGGTAAGGACCTGTTGCTTACATTTTTTAAACTTGCATTTTATATTTGGATAGAGATGTGGAATGTGAGAATTTTGCTAGTAGCAGTTAAGATGGTGATTGCGGTAGGCGGATATTCAACTTACTTTGCGATAATTTTAGTTTCGGTTTATGGGATTTATTCTGCTTACAGAGGGTTAAAAAAGACAGTTATCAAAACGATGAGGAGGTGGTTGTTTGAAGGTGATAGTGCAGCATAATTTCCGCGACAAAGAAAATGACTTGGTTCTTCGTACAGCCGGGGAAGAACTGGAAGTGTCCCGGAAAAGAGCAGAGTGTCTTGCAAATCTGCAGCTGGTAAAGACCGTTGAAGATCAGAAAGGCGGTGATCCAAAATCTCCCATTGAGGCTGAGGATTAGAAGCCTTATTTTTATGCCCGGAATGGCGTGAAACTACCAGAAAGGAGAAAGACATGACACAGGAACAGTTTGAGGCTCTGGGTATTGAAAAGAGCCTTGCAAAAAAGGCAGCAGATGAATCCAAGAAAGAACTGGAAGGATATGTTGCCAAAGAAACCTATGACACAACCGAACAGCAGCGAAAGCAGCTGGAAACAACAGTGAATGATTATAAAACTCAGTTGGATACTTTAAAGGCATCAGCCGGGGATAATGAAGCGCTGAAGCAGCAGATTGCAGATCTTCAGGAACAGAACCGCCAGAAAGACACAGAACACCAGAATGAGCTGAAGACCCTTAAGCTTACCAATGCAATTAAAATGGCTATTTCTTCTACTGCACAGGATAGCGATCTGGTTGCCGGCCTGGTGGATCGTAATAAGCTGATTCTTGGGGAAGATGGAAAAGTGGCTGGTCTGGAAGAACAGGTGAAAGCCTTAAAAGAAAGCAAACCATTCCTGTTTAAACAGGAACAGCAGACCGGAAAGGGAAAGAAAGGATTCTTCCCGCTGGGAGCGCCAAAAACTGAGCCGGGAGGCGAAGAAGGCCATATGTCAATGAAGGAAGCGATTGCGGCAAAATTGAACTTGGGTTCAGAAGGGAAAGGTGAATAATTATGGCAATTACATTAGAAGAAGCTAAGAAAAACGTCCAGGATGATCTGCAGATGGGCGTTATTGATGAATTTCAGAAATCAAATTATATTTTGGAACACATTACATTTGACGATGCGGTATCCCCTACTGGTGGAGGGGCTACACCAAGCTACAGCTACACACGATTGAAAACACAGCCGACAGCTGCATTTCGTGAGATCAATAAAGAATATGCACCATCTGAGGTAACCAAGGAACGCCACACAGTTGAGATCAAGGTGTTTGGTGGAGCTTATGAGATTGACCGAGTTATTGCGAATATGGGCGGTATTGTAAGCGAAGTGGAGTTGCAGCAGGCACAGAAAATCAAAGCAGCTCAGGCACTTTTCAATGATACCTTTATCAATGGTGATACAGGGGTTGATTCCAAATGCTTTGACGGACTGGATAAGGCACTTACAGGAAGCTCTACAGAATACAATGCAGATGGAGTGATCGATCTGTCCACTTCCGAGATGGTTACCAAAAATTATCAGTATTTCCTGGATATGCTGGATGAGTTCCTTGGCGGTCTGGATGGAACGCCGACATTCATTGGCGGAAATAATAAACTGATTTCAAAACTGAGAGCTTGTGCGAGACGTGCCAGCATGTATCAGGTAACAAAGGATAACTGGGGAAATCAGGTAGAGAGCTATGGCGGCATTCCTTTTGTTGACCTGAAGACCAAACCGGGTACGAATGATGAAGTAGTGCCCATTGGATCCACAGATGGAAAAACCTCACTGTATGTGGCCAGACTTGCGATGGATGGACTCCATGCAGTGTCTTTCGCAGGAGTAGCACCTGTACAGACCTGGCTTCCGGACTTTTCAACTGCTGGGGCCGTGAAGAAAGGTGAGGTTGAAATGAATGCAGCCATCGCACTGAAGACTTCTAAGGCAGCAGGTGTATTCAGAGGGATCAAGGTAAAATAGGAGGCGAAGAATGAAGATCAAAAGTCCAAATAAAGATTACACAGGTGTTTCAGCTTCCGTTCCTTTCTGCAACGGCGTAGGGGAAACGGAAGATCCTTATCTGATCCAGTGGTTCAAAGACCATGGATACGAGGTAGAAGAAACTCCGGAGAAAGCTTCTAAAGAAGCGGTAGAGAAAGAGGAAAGGCCTGCAAAAGAAAAGAACACTTCGAAATGAGGTGAGCGGTTATGAGCTATGAACCATATGCAACCCCAGAATACTATACGGATACTTACGGCGGAACCCTGATTTTAGAAAATGACATTGCGAGAGCTCTACAGATTGCGTCTCGGCACATTGATTCCCTGACCTACAACCGGATTGTAGGTCGGGGGTTTTCCAGCCTGACACAGTTTCAGCGGGATATCATTCAGGATGTTGTCTGCCAGCAGGCAGATTTTGAAACCGAGAATGCAGATGAGATCAATTCGATACTTTCAAGCTACAGCATCAATGGTGTATCCGCCCAGTTTGGCAGCAACTGGAACGTATTCACAGACAAAGGCGTGGCAATGAAAAGAGATCTGTATGCACTGCTGTGTCAGACAGGGCTGTGCTGCAGATTAGCGAGGTGAGTCATGAAATATCCATGTTTAGTACCCAAAAGGCTTTGCAGGACGGATATCAGCTTAGTGATGGAGCAGGAAGGACGGAATAAATATGGGGAACCTCTTCCATGTTTTGAATATTCCGGGAAATGCAATTACCAGGACAAAGCAAAGACAATTTTCACAGCTGACAAGAAAATGGTTCAGATTACCGGAACTGCATTATTTTCAGGGGATATCTGCCCGGAGCTTCCGGTAATATCAGGCGGTACAGTAACCGTATTTGGTGTCAAGAGAAAGATCCAGGAAGCCAGGAAAGCCAGAAATCCAGACGGTACCGTAAATTACACGGAGGTGTTTCTGATATGATCAAGGTCAATTCAACTGTCAAACTTAACTTTCCGAAGATTAATCAGCTGACAAAGGCACAGGTGACAGCCCTGGAGCAGACTGCAGAAGATTTACATACAGAAGTTGTGCAGGGGCAGGTGTTTCCAAGAGATACCGGTGCTTTGCAGAATGAGAGTACTTTTGTAGATACATCTGAAAGCAGTCACGGAAAAGCAAGTATCATATCCAGTACGCCTTATGCCAGACGCCTGTATTTTCATCCAGAATTTCATTTTAAAAAGGATGAAAACCCGAATGCAAAAGGCAAATGGTACGAGGACTGGCTTCCAGGTGGAAAAAATGCTGATCTTGCAGCGGAAGCATTCAAAGAAAACTATAGGAGGCTGGCTGGTTTATGACGTTATCAGATATCAGAGATTATATTGAGACGCTCACACAGGGGACTGTGTATGTTGGACCAATTCCGGATAAGCCGGAAAAAATAGTTGGGGTTTATAACAGTAAACACCAGCATGAGTATAAGGTGGCAATCGGCGGCCCTCAGCTGGAGTCCTATGGCACGAAATACGTCACTTTACTGGTACACTGGAATAAATCCCAGCGTGAGACCGAAAAAGCCGGAAAAGCTTTATTTGAAGCTGTCAGAGCCACCAGAAATGCAACTGTAAACGATGAAACTATTAAATTTATCCTGCCAGTCTATGATCTTCAGGATATAGGCGTAGATGATTCCGGTATCTACGAGATGGTTATAGAACTGGCAGTGATTTTTGAAAAGAAAGGAAATAAGGATGAAGAATAAAATTGTGATGAACCTTCAGCTGTTCGCAGGTTCCAAGTCTGGCGTATATCCATGCTACGAGAACCAGTTTCAGATAGACACAGCAGCATCAGGTGGCACTGCTTCACTGAAAAATATTGCAGACTGTGAAACCTTTTCCGTATCGTTTGACAATGGAGTGGAAGAGTGGAACCCATATGATACAGAAGGATGGACCAGACGTTTAATGACATCCAAGAGCGTTACAATTTCAGTAACTGCAAAACGTAATGTCGGGGATGCCGGAAATGATTTTGTTGCAGGACTGGCATGGAAGAACGGAAGAAATGCGGAAGCTGATACTCAGTGGACTTTCCCGGATGGCACTGTTGTGAAGTTTACAAAAGCAGTTATCAATGTGAAGAATACTGGATCCGGGGATTCCACAGCTGTAGCACCTCTTGAATTCGATATTATGAGCAATGGAAAACCGGAGATTACACCAGCCGCATAGTAAATACAGCTTTTAGCAAGAAAAAGGAGAAAACAAATGGCAAAATGTATTGATATTACAGAGAAATTAAGCTTTGATAAAAATCCTGCCCTGATTATCAAGGGCAGAAAATTCATAGTAAATGCAGATGCGGGCACTATGCTTGAAATCATGGGATTGTTTAAAGAAGGCTCTTCTGATACAGAAGCGACAGTTGCGGCCTATGAAAAACTGTTCAGCGAAAAAGACCGTAATGAGATTAAAAAAATGCGTCTGCCTTTCAAAGATCTTATGATCGTTATCCAGACCGCAATGGAACTGATCCAGGGAGAAGAAGACCAGGGAGAGCAGTAACCCGTACTATGATTTGATAGATGATTTTGATCTGATCGTATCATCGTTTCAATCACAGTACGGGTTACGTCTTTCTAAGGAAATTCCGGCAGGGATGCCCTGGGACGAGTTTTCGGATCTTCTATCCGGAATAGGCCCGGATACAGCCCTTGGCAGGATCGTAGCAATCCGTGCAGAAGAGGATGAAGAGATCTTGAAGCATTTCACCCCGGAACAGCGCAGGATCCGCCGCGAATGGAGAAATAAACAAGCTATGAAGGTTTCAGAGGAAGATAGAGATAAATTCCTGGAGGCTATGAAACAGGCATTTATTGATATGGCAGGAGGAGCGAATGGATAAAAACAAGGTAAAATGCCCTTTCTGCGGACACGAACAGAAGATACAGTACACCCCGGATGCCAAATGCCGGGGTGTTTTCATTCGGTGCCAAGGGCGCCATTGTAAAAAAGAATTTGAAATAAAGATTAACCAGGACAAGTAGTGCCATGTGTCGATGTCCTCATGATAGAGGCAGGTGGCATATATGGCAACAAGCATCGCTGGAATTTCATTTGATTTATCATTTGATGGTAGCAAAATGCTTGCAAGCATCAATGATTCTTGTAAAAAAGTAAAAGATAGATTTAATCAGAGCTTTTCACAGGCTGCAAAGAAATCAACAGAAGCGATCAAAACTGGGAACACGGAAATTGATAAAATTCTCAGCCAAACGGTGCGTTCTGCTAAGTCTAAGGCTGCAGCTATTGCATCTGTTTATAAAAAAGAAGGTGAGTCTGCCAGTGAGGCGTTTCGAAAAGCTTGGCTCTTAATTGAAAGAGATAGCAAAAGCGGTTCGGGAGAAGTAAAGAAACACATAAAGGGAATTGGAAGCCAATTCAAAAAAACATCTTCTGAAATTGAGGATGATGCTTCATCATTAAAGACTCGGGTAAGCGGGATAGGAACGCTCACAAGAAAACTAGGGAGCTTGTTAGTTGGTGCATTTGCAGTTAAGAAGCTGACTGACTTCGGAAGGTCGTGCCTGGAGCTTGGCTCAGATCTGGCAGAGGTTCAGAACGTTGTAGACGTTACATTTCCGAACATGACCACACAGGTTGATAAATTTGCCAAGAGTGCCGCCCAGAGCTTTGGGCTTTCTGAGACCATGGCAAAGCAGTTCACCGGTACCTTCGGGGCAATGGCGAAAGCCTTTGGATTTTCCGAGGAACAGGCTTATAACATGGGCTCCAGCCTTACCAAGCTGGCAGGTGATGTGGCGTCTTTCTATAATCTGTCACAGGATGAAGCATACACCAAGCTGAAATCCGTTTTCACAGGCGAAACGGAATCTTTGAAAGATCTTGGCATAGTCATGACTCAGACTGCCCTTGACAGTTATGCGCTGGCAAACGGTTTCGGGAAGACAACGGCAAAAATGTCAGAAGCTGAAAAGGTTGCGCTAAGGTATTCCTTCGTACAAAACCAGCTGGCAGCAGCCCAGGGGGATTTTGCGAGGACCTCAGGATCCTGGGCAAACCAGGTAAGGATCCTTACTCTGCAGTTTGATTCCCTGAAGGCTACGATTGGCCAGGGACTGATAAATCTTTTCACTCCGGTTATCAGAGTAATCAACACGGTAATTGGAAAGCTGATCACTCTGGCAAACGCCTTTAAATCGTTTACAGAGCTGATTACCGGTCAGAAATCCAGTAACAGTGCTTCCGGACAGATTTCAGCTATCGGAAGTGCGGCAGCAGGCGCAAGCACGGGAATGGACGATGCAGCCAGTTCAGCAGATAATCTTTCCAGTGCTAATAATGGCGTTGCCAAATCCGCCAAGAAAGCAGCTGAGAAAATGCGCACCCTCATGGGCTTCGACCAGATTAATAAGCTGGACAGCCAGACAGACACCGACAGTTCAACTCCATCCACTGGAAGCGGAACAGGAGTCAGCGGAACTGGTGTTGATTTCGGAAATTTGACACAAGGTGAGACTGTAATTGATAAGACAGATAAGAAAATGTCTGCTTTATTAAAACGAAGTAAAGAATTGGCTGCAATATTCAAAAAAGGGTTCAAAATAGGGTTTGGAGATTCCCAAAAAAGAATAAATACCATTACTGCAGGAATTAAAGATATTGGAAAAAATCTGAAAGAGATTTTTACAGACACTTCCGTAATAACTGCGGCAGATGGATGCGCCAATGCCATTGCGCTTTCCTTTGGGAAAATCAATGGGGCAATGACAAGTGTTGGGTTGACAATCGGGGCAAACCTGATAGGGGGATTTGCTCAATACCTTGCTAAAAACAGTTCTTATATACGTGAAAAATTAGTTTCTCTTTTTAATATTACTTCAGACATTGCGCTGCTTACAGGAGATTTTTGGACAGCTTTTGCAGACATATTTTCTGTCTTTGCAGGACCAGAAGGACAGGGAATTACTGCAGATATTATTGGAATATTTGCAGATGGATTCCTGGGAGCGATAAATGTTGGGGCTCAGTTTATAAAGGATATTGAAACTATTGTAGTCACTCCCGTTGTGGAAAATACACAGAAGATTAAAGAGACAATCGAAGGGCTTCTTGTACCAATCCAAATTGTTCTTGATACCTTGCACCAGTCGGTTGTTGATACATTCTCCAAGATATCAGAAGTGTACGCTACCTATGTCAGTCCATTTATAACTTCGGTAGCTGAGGGGATTTCCAGTATCTTAGGAATTTTCCTGGATGGATGGAACACATATATTTCTCCTGTACTGGATTATCTGGCAGAGAAATTTTCGCTAGTATGGCAGGAACACATTCAGCCAGCATTGGATGGAATTATTATTCTGGTTGGAAAAGTATTTGAAAATCTTCAGACACTCTGGGAAACGCTGCTTCAGCCATTGATTGAATGGGTAATCGAAAACATCATGCCGGTTATCGGTCCAATATTACAAGGGGTAGGCGACTTATTTCTGAATTTACTTGCGGTAGCGGGAGATGTGATAAGCGGAATAACAAAAGTATTAGGTGGATTTATTGATTTCTGTACGGGAGCTTTTTCCGGTGACTTTTCAAAATGTTTCCAGGGATTAAATGAAATTCTGGATGGCTTTAAGCAGATTGCAAGTTCCGTTTTTAAGTTTTTACAGGATAATGTATTTAAGCCATTAGACGATTTTATTGAAAATGTATTTGCAACAGACTGGTCAAAACATTTTGGAGTCTTGGGAGGCGTGCTAAACGGATTTTTTAAAAGCGGACAGGATACTATCAGAGATATCCGTAAAGTTTTTGAGGGATTCAACGAATTTATCTCTGGTGTGTTTTCTGGGGACTGGGAAAAAGCCTGGAATGGAATCAATGATATTTTTGTTGGTGTGTTTAATGGCTTAGCAGATATTGCCAAAACACCCATCAATGCTATTATTGGTGGATTTAACAGTGTTTTGGGACTTGTAAATGGCCTTATTAACAAAGTGAATAATATTCGTTTTAAAATCACAGTCCCGGATTGGATTCCCGGAATTGGAGGTTCCTGGTGGGGTTTTAATGGATTTAATATTCCAACTATAGGAACAATTCCAATGCTTGCTAACGGTGGTTTTGTAAAAGCCAACACGCCTCAGCTTGCAATGATTGGTGATAATCGGCACCAAGGGGAGATTGTTTCTCCAGAGGACAAGCTTCAGGAGATGGCGTTAAAGGCAGCTTCCATGGTAGGTGGAAATATTTCCCGGGAAGAATTGGAAAGTGTTATTAACCGTGCAGTTATGAGGATTGTAGCGGCACTTTCTGAGCTAGGTTTCTATATGGATTCCAAACAGGTTGCAACGGCTGTCAGAAATGCGCAGGCAGCAAACGACACCAGATATAATACGGTGGAGGTAAGATAAATGGCTGACGTTTTTACTGATGATTCCAGCAAAAAGAAAATCCTGTGGTCCGGGAGTGTAGTGCTCCCGGCTCCTGTGTCGTTAAGCGTGAACGATGAACTGATCTGGACATCTGATACAGGACGAACTCTTTCAGGACGTATGGTTGGAGATGTAATTGCCGAAAAGAAAAATTTATCAATCAAGTGGGGGTTTCTTACAGAAGAATCTGTAAAACTGATAAAGAACACGCTTGTTGCCGGATATTTTCCTTTTTCTTTCCATGATTGCGGTGTAGATATCACAATAGAATCATACCGGGGAACACTGAGTAAGGAACACCTGGGAGACATTGGAGACGGGGAATATTGGTATAAGTCGGTATCTGTAGATATTATTCAGAGGTAGCAGAATGATTAACACATCAAATGCCTATAAAGAGGCAATCAAGAAAAATAGAATATTACATCATAGAGTAGAAATTCAGTTTCAGGATGGCAGTTCCAAAACGGTAGAGGACATGGAACTGCTTTTATTTCAGATTTTAGATAATACGTCTGGGCAGAACAGCTTTGACCTTGGCTCCGCCATTGCCAAACAATTGAATATAAAACTGAGCAATATCGATGGCAAATTTACCGGCGTGGATTTTGACGGAGCTACGATAAAAGCAATTATAGGCTTAGAACTCCCGGATGGGACAACAGAGTGGCTGGATAGGGGAATTTATACTGCGGAACCTGGTGAAGACACTGGATCCGTTATAGCCGTAAAAGCGTATGACAATATGATCAGATTTGACAAGCCATATTCGTTGAGTAAATTGTCTTATCCGGCTACTTTGGGACAAATCGTACAAGATGCTTGCAGCTGCTGCGGGGTGCGCCTGTCAGGAGATTCGGCTAATTTTGATAATAGCAGGTATGTTGTTGACAGAAGGCCGAATGAGGATAGCCTGAATTTTAGAGACATTTTATGCTTTGTTGGACAGATTGCATGTAAATTCAGCAGAATCAATGTGGATGGAACTTTGTCCCTCAGATGGTACGATACAGACCTGTTGGAAGCTTCCTGGATAAAGGAAGGAATAGTAGTAGTTCCAGGAAATAACAATAAGATCGATGTTGACAATAGCAGGCTTATCCAGATAACAGAATGGAAAAATGGCAGCCTATTGTCAACAGATGACGTTGTGATTACCGGAATAAAAGTAAACGAGGAGAACGAAGGGGGAAGAGAAAGCTCCTCGTTATGTGGAACAGGAGATTATGCCCTGGAGATTAGTGGAAACAAATTGATTCAAGGGAATGGTGAAACTGTAGCTTTATACCTGGGAGAAAAAATCAACGGCTTGCGTTTTAGACCATTATCCATCAAATGTCAGAGTGATCCAGTTAGAGAAGCCGGGGATGTTGGATTGATTGTGGACCTGAAGGGCAATTATTATAAAACTGTTTTCACTGGAGTAACGTATACTGCGAATACAGATCAGACACTGTTTTGTGGAGCCGAGACGCCGACCAAAAGATCAGCAACCAGATTTAGTGAAGAAACAAAAGTTTACAAAGATTTAAGAGCAGCCTGGTTGAAACAAAAAACAGAAATAGACAAAGCCTTTGACGATCTGAAGAAAGCAATGGACGAGACACAGGGACTTTTCCCGATTTCTGTGAAGCAGGAGGATGGCAGCAGTATTTTATATCTGTGTGATAAGCCCACTTTGGGGGAATCCAAGGTTGTAATCAAACTAAACCGGGAAGGATGGGGAATGTCCACGGATGGAGGGGAGACTTGGAATGTTGGTGCCCTGGTGGATGGCACTACCATTACGAAAATCCTTGATGCCGTGGGGATTAATGCTAACTGGCTGAAAACGGGACGGATTGAGATCATGGACGATAATGGAAATGTCATTTTCGAAGCTGACATTGACAAGAAGTCTGTTTCTATGAACCCGGACAGTGTCCACATTGGGGACAAGACTATTTCGGAAGTTCTCAGTGATAATAAGAACATGACCATGCTCTTATCTGATGATTACCAGGGGATTCCGGTCGATTCAAGCGGAAACTATAAGAACTTTCCTTCCGGGATCACGACCACAGCTACGGTCATGTACGGCTCAAATGACATTTCTAAGGATTGTACCTACACGGTTACCACATCATCAGGTGTGACTGGAAGCTGGGATAAAAATTCCCGGACCTATACAGTGACCGGGCTTACAACGGATAAAGGCTGGGTGACGATCCGCGCCACCTATCTGTCAAGCGTCTCGGTGTCTAAGAAATTTAATCTTTCCAAGAACTATGCGGGAAAGGATGGCGCAGATGGTGAACCAGGGGAAATGTACTATTTGAAAAGCTCAAATACCGTCATAAAGCGTGGGGCTGACGGACTTTTGTATCCGGACAGTATTACTTTTTCCGGATATAGAAGCGGGACTGGCGGAAGACCGCCTTATGCAGGACGTTTTGTAATCGAGGAGACGACAGACGGGAACACCTGGAAAACAGTCTACACATCATCCACAGACGAGGCAGAGGTAACCCATCTGCTGTATTCGGCTATCGCTGCCCTAAATGGAAAGCTGCTGACTACAAGGAGTGGGAAGTTCCTGGCAGTGCCAAGGGATTTTGTGGAGCTGAGGGTATCTCTGTATGCTGCAGGCGGCACCACCCAGCTGATTGACAGGCTGAGCATTCCCCTGGTGGTAGATATGGCAGCTTTGACGCATGAGGATATTTTTAACCTGCTTACAGACGATGGCAGGATCAAAGGTATCTATAAGGAAGGCAACCAGTTATACATCAATGCAACCTATATCAGATCGTTGCATGTAACCGGTGACCAGGTGGATGCTAAGAAGCTGAAGGTTGTGAACAAGGATGGATCCGTTACCCTGTATATTGATGAGGATGGAAATGTTGAGATGAAGGTCAGCAGCTTTTCCATCCAAGGGAAGACTGTTGATGATATCGCTTCTACTGTTGCTACTTCAATAGCGGAAAAAAAGGCAAGAAATGCAGTCAAGGGACAGACACAGGAGGATATTTTTAACAAGCTGAGTAAAAACGGTACGATCAAGAGCGTTACCATGGTAAATGGGGAGCTTTACATATCCTTTGATTTCGCCCATGGCGGTACCTTGAAGCTTGGCGGTGCTAATAATGGAAACGGCCTGCTGTCTATCCTGGATGCATCCGGGAACGAAATCGGATACATTAACAACACAGGTGTACATTTTAACCAAGGTGAGTTTTCAGGGACTGTAACTGCCGGAACTGGCGCAATTGCCGGCTGGAAGATCATTTCCGATTATTTAGAGTCAGATGACGGCAGCATCCGTCTTTATAAGGATGGCCGGATCGTATTCGGCGGAGATGCCGTGTTATCTGCTAACGGGCGAACTCCGATGGTGAAGTATGGGTTAAGTATATATACCCAAAGAAGAACTACGAAAGCTGACGATGGAACAGAATTTTATGACGGATCCGGGGAACTTAATATATATGGTTTGGGTTCTACCTCTTCTGCAAATACCCTGGCATTAAATATGAATAACTATTCCGTTGGTTATGTGGCCAGCTCATCTATGCGCTATAAGACCATTGGAAAAACGGTTCAAGAGGAAGAGTTAGAAGAACTTTACCGGATTAAGGTTATCTGGGCGAAATACAAGGATGATTATCTGTCTGAGCATGATGAGCGCTATGGTAAAGAAATGCCAATGTTCCTGGCAGAGGACATTGACCGCAGATTTCCATTAGCTGTTGACCATAATGAAAAAGGTAAAGCTGAAAACTGGAATTACCGCATTATGATCCCATGCATGTTTGCCATGCTGAAAAACGACCATGAGAAGGTTCTGGCATTGCAGTCAGATAACAAGATATTACTTTCTAAAATTGATGCTTTATCAGCAGAGGTAGAGCAGTTAAAAGAACTTATCAACAATATTTCACGAAAGGAATGAAAAAATGAGTGTAAAAACAGTACAGGCTATTGTGAATGGCCAGACAGTGAATTTAAGCTATAACAGTTCCACTGGAAGATACGAGGCGACTATTACAGCGCCTGGTAAGTCAAGCTATTCTCAGTCCGGACATTATTACGGCGTGACAGTTAAGGCTACAGATGATGCAAACAACACCGCTACGGTGGATGCCAGTCATTCCACCTTGGGAGGTTCCCTGCAGTTAAAGGTTAAGGAAAGAGTTGCGCCAGTTATTGCAATTACATATCCTACAGCCAGTGCATTGATTACAAATAATAAACCAAGCATCACCTGGACTGTGACTGATGACGATTCCGGTGTGAATCCGTCAACTATTGGCGTTACCGTTGATTCTGGAAGCAAGATCACAGGGGATAGTATTTCTAAGACTGCAATTTCCGGTGGCTATAAATGTACTTATACCCCTGGTACGGCGCTTGCCGATGGCAGTCATACGATCAAGATTGATGCATCTGATTATGATGGAAATGCTGCTTCCCAGAAGAGTGTGACCTTTAAGATCGATACTGTACCGCCGACACTTTCTGTTACATCTCCGGTAGATGGATTTGTAACAAATCAGGCAGCTTGTAACGTTCAGGGTACTACCAATGATCTTACCTCCAGCCCGGTATCTGTTACAGTTAAGCTTAACAACGGCAATGCAGAGGCGGCAACTGTTGCTTCCAATGGTTCCTGGTCTAAGGTTGTAACATTGGTTGAAGGCTCCAATACTATTACTATTGTAGCTACAGACAGTGCCGGAAAGAGTACCACTGTGACCAGAACAGTGAAACTGGATACTAAGGCACCGGCAATTAAGGATGTAACTATGACACCGAATCCGGTTGATGCTGGAAAAACCTTCGTAATCTCTGTTGAGGTTACCGACTGATAAGGTGGTGGAAGCATGGTAGTAATGCTTAAAGGAACTATCAATGGGCAGGATATCACGCTTACAAGAGCACAGGGGGACAGATGGGAAGCCATCGTCCCCGCAAGCCTTGACGGTGCTTTTGTGGTAGATCTGACAGCCATTGATGAAGCTGGAAATGTAGGATATACAGCAAAATATATCATTACAATAGATCTGGCATCTTTATGTGTACATATTGAGCCATGTCCATATTATGAGGAACTGTTGGAACCTGAATACTATGTAGAACTGATGGGAGGTTGTGGGTGTAATGACTGTACCGTTTGAGCTTGGAGAACAGAAGCATGTGAGATTGCGAGTCTGCTCTTGTAAAAATGAAAATTTTCTGATCACGGCAGCCTCCTATGAGCTGTATTACCGGGGTGCGAAGGAGCCGGAGGATACCGGACATCCGGAAATCCAGGAACACATTCTGGACACCCTCATACAGCCCAAAAAGAAAGGCATGTACAAGCTTCTGGTCATGTATGAAATACTGGACGAAAAGTTGATTGCAGAAGTAGAAGTGGCGGTGAAGTGATATGGCAAACATATTAATCAGTGATGTGAGGATGACACCGAACCCCGTTAATGCAGGGGCAAGCTTTGTCCTTTCGGTGAAGATCATTGACAAAGTATACGCATTGGCCACTAAAGATGGCAAGTACCTGATGACAAAGAATAATAAAGTAATTGAAAAAATTCCAAGAAAGGATTGATGAAAAATGTCTGAATCTATACAAAGTACACTAATATCAGCTCTCCCAGCAGCTACCAAAGTATCTGATACGGATATTGTGGTATTGGAGAACGGCTCTACAACTCAGAAGATTACTATAGCGCAGTTGAAAGAGGCGCTAGGGATTAATGCACTAAACACGAATTTTAAATTCTACAGTTCCTTATCTCAAATTGGATTAACAGCATCTGCAACATGGGATCAGATACTTACTAAATTAACTGATGGTACTGGAATGAAATTTGCTGCATGGAAATCAGACTATCCTAATTTATCAAATCCATGCACAAGTAATAGGCAATTAATAACTGTTTGCAGATCATATTCAGGTTATTCTACTATAGAAGTGTGGGATATTGATAATAACGTTCGCCACTTTACAGCGCATAATGGAGATAACTATAGACCTTGGAAATCATACTAAAACCACGTTACACTCTATGTTTTTAATGCTGTTGACAATCAGCTGCATTTACGTTTCTTTGTATATAATCTACAAGTATCAACAAATGTTGCCCAATCACTACTGTATTGCCATCTAACTGTATATGTTCAAGGTGAAATTGCAAATTCTGGAAAGCTTAATTGAGCATAATAAGCAATACTTGGACATCTTGTTGAATTGGACTATATACTTTTATTTTCCCAGTAATACTTACGTCTCTTGTAACAACGCAACCAGCTATATTAGAACTTGCACCAATAAGAACAGGAAATGATATTTTATGTTCTGGCAGGTTTGGAAATGTATATTCTCTAACCACTCCTGCTGAACACGTTAAAACTTCATTCGTATAATTCGTGTTTTGCTGATTATTAATGCCATTTGAGCGTCCGAAGCTTCAAATACTGACATGACACTAATACACAAGCAAAGAAAGGAAAAATAAGATGAATGAACCAAGGGCAAGACCATAACTGGTCTTATTTTTTTACCATAAAATAATAATAGATAATAAGAAGGAGAACACATAAATGAAGGTGATTGATACGTATAATGCCATTGTTGGCGCTGCTGTTGCTGTATTGAGCTATATTTTTGGAGAACATTGGATCCTGTTTGCTCTGTTCCTGGCGTTCAATATTGCGGACTGGATCACCGGCTGGATGAAATCTCGCCTTGCACATAAAGAAAATTCCAAAGCCGGCTGGAAGGGAGTCTTGAAAAAACTGGCCTACTGGATCATGATTGCGGTAGCCTTTGGGGCATCTGCAGTGTTCGTGGAAATCGGAAAGACGCTTGGTGTTGATCTGGGAATCACCACATTACTTGGCTTCTTTGTCTTGGCATCCCTGTTGGTAAATGAGATCAGATCTATTTGTGAAAATCTGGTGGAGATGGGAGTGGACGTCCCGAAGATCCTGATCAAGGGACTGGAAGTGGCAGACAAGGCAATCAATAAAGATGGAGAGGATTTTGACGAGGGCGAGTGATCGCCCTCCTTTTTGAAAGGAGAATTTCAACATGAAATATTTTATCTGTGTAGGACACGCGAACTATGGCAGTGGCGTCATATCATCTGCAGATGGCACCAGCAAGGGTGGTGTGAACGAATATAAATACAACAAGGAACTGGCGCCCTATGTGTGCAAATGGCTTAAGGTAGCAGGACATGAGGCAACCCTGTGCATTGCTCCAGAAGGTCAGCTACATTCCCTGAATGATGAAATCAAGTATTTCATTGAAGAAGAGCATAAACAGAACTATGATCTGTCTGTCCAGCTTCATTTGAACGCCTTTAATGGAGAGGCATATGGCTGTTTAGCATGCTGCTATAATGCAAATGGACTTCCAGAAGCCCAGCGGATCAGCGCGAAGCTCGGTACTGTCTGGCACAATAGAGGGGCAGAAGTACGCCCAGGTTTATATTGGACCAGAAAGACCAAGGCAAAAGCTGTCCTGGTAGAATCTTTCTTCTGTGATAACAAGGACGATTATGCCAAAGCGAAAAAACTTGGTATGGATGCGCACGGAAAATTGATCGCAGAGGGAATCATCGGGAAGGATATTGTAGCCAAACCAAAAGCAAAGTATTACATTCAGGCCGGTGTATATAGTGTTAAGACCAACGCACAAGCTATGGCTGCCGATTTAAAAGCAAAAGGATTTACCGCTTCTGTCAGAAAAGTGTCAGGTCCAGTTCCGTACAGAGTTGAGGTTGGGAGATATAATACCAAGAAGGCTGCAAAAAAGGTGGTAAAGAAGCTGAAAGCAGCAGGATTCCAGGTATTGGTGAAGAGTCTGTAA